TTTAACTTGGGATGATATCGACTTTGATAATAAATTAATGACCATAAACAAAAATAGAAATCACCTCGGAATCTCCTTTTTAAGTGCAAATCCCCATCTTTACTTATTATAA